GAAAGATCCGGCGTAGCAGTTCGCGATATTAGCGGCCAGAGCTTCTATCAGGCCTGCTCCGATCTCCACGATCAGCTTACTAATGGCCGATTAGTTCATTCTGGCCAAGATGCGCTAATCCAACATATGAATAACTGCGCGGCTAAAACTAACGATAGTGCCTGGCGAATTGTCCGGCGTAAATCGGCTGGCCCAGTAGATATAGCTATAGGCCTAGCCATGGTAATTCACGTCCTAGTTCAGCCCCAGGAAGCCGCAAAAATATATAGCGACACGTAACGACATACCGAGAAATATGCTTGACAATTTTGAAAAACTTAACTCATGGGATTACTACAGACTTTGGGCCTGCGCCCGGATACTAAGAAGGTAGATGCACAATACGCGCCTGCCATTATGGATACGGCGTACGGCTATGGTTATTTTAGTACAGCTACCTCTAATGTTGGTATGGGTGTACTACCCCGCGATATGGCAATGCAAGTGCCAGCCGTTGCAAGATGCCGTAATTTAATTGCTGGAGTTATATCTTCTTTAGATTTAGAATTATATAGAAAATCAACAGGTGAAGAAATTGGTAAGCCTGTTTGGTTAGAGCAACCAGATATTAGACAGCCACGTAGCGTAACTATTGCTTGGACTGTTGATTCATTACTCTTCTACGGAAACGCTTTTTGGCGCGTAACTTCTCAGTACGCCGATGATGGACGTCCTTCAGGTTTTGAATGGGTAGCGAATAATCGCGTAACTACTACAACTAATGAGTTTGGTACAGAAGTTCAATTTTATACTGTTGATGGCGCACGTGCTCCAATGTCCGGTATCGGTTCCCTTGTAACATTCCAAGGATTAACTAATGGCGTATTGATTACAGGATCACGCACAATTCAAAGCGCACTAGATTTAGAAAAGGCCGCAAACGTTGCCGCTTCTACTCCAATGCCAACTGGATACATTAAAAATACTGGAGCAGATTTACCAGAGCAACAAATTAGCGGATTACTTGCTTCATGGAAAGCGGCTAGACAATCTCGTAGCACTGCATATCTAACTTCTACTTTAAGTTACGAAACTACAGGTTTTAGCCCTAAAGATATGATGTATAACGAAGCATCTCAATATCTAGCTACACAAATAGCCCGGGCCATGAACGTACCGGCTTACATGATCTCCGCCGATATGAATAACTCTATGACTTATCAAAATATCCTAGATGGTCGTAAAGAGTTCGTGGCTTATTCTTTGCAACCATTTATATCAGCAATCGAAACTAGATTATCTATGAACGATATTACTGCTAACGGAAATATAGTGAAGTTTGCAGTGGACGATACCTTCTTACGTGGCGATGCTATGTCGCGTTTGGATGTAACCGAGAAAATGCTAAACCTTGGCTTAATTGATATTAATCAAGCTAAAGAGATGGAAGATCTAACTCCAGAAGGTAATGAGAACCCAGAAATAGATGAGGTAATGGATTAATGGAAAAGATTACATACTTAACCTTCGCTAGCGATATAGAAAGTAGCGATTTATCACGTCGCATAATTGCAGGCGTTGTATTGCCATTTAATAAAATTGGTAATACCAGTGCAGGCCCGGTTATGTTCGAAAGCGGAAGCGTACAAATCCCAGAAGCGCGCCGCGTTAAATTATTGGCGCAACATTCGCAAAATGATCCAATCGGTCGAGCACTCAACTTCCAAGTTACCCAGGATCAGATTTTCGGAACCTTTAAGGTAAGTGCTTCTCAAAAAGGTACAGATTATTTAACCCTTGCCGCAGAAGAGCTAATAAGTTCTCTGTCGATCGGTGTAGATGTATTAAAGGCGAAAGAAAACGCAGACGGCGTATTAGTCGTGTCTAGCGCAGTAATGAAAGAAGTTTCCTTAGTCGAAAGCCCTGCCTATGCAGATGCCGTAGTAACTAAGGTCGCCGCCAGCGAAAGCGAAGCGGAAGAAGTACCAACCCAACCAACTACCGAAAGTGAGGCTATCTTGGACGTAAAAGCTCCAGAGCCAACAGATACACCGGCAGAAGCTACTACTCCAACTGTAGAAGCCGCACGCCCAATAATTACAGCTCCGTACAACTCACAAACTGTAAGACACGGCATTACTTCTATGGGCCGTTATACAGAGCATAAAATCAAAGCTCAATTAGGTAACGATGAATCTAAATTATGGGTTCAAGCCGCAGATGATAGCTTTACAACTAACCCTGCATTTTCTCCTAACCAATACCTACGTAACGTAGTTTCAAATACAAACTTCGGAAGAAGTACAATCGATGCCTGTACGAAAGCGGTTTTGCCGCCTGAAGGCATGAACGTAATTGTGCCTACACTTGTAACTTCGGCCGGTGGCGGAAATGGTGTAGCACCAGTAGTAACCGTAGAGCCAGAAGCCGGTGCAGTTCAAAATACCGGAATGGTAACCGAGTTCATGACGGCTACAGTGGCCAAGTACAGTGGCATGAACACCATGTCAATCGAGCTCATCGAGCGATCTGGGCCGGCCTTTTATGACCAGCTTACTTTGCAGTTACAGAGAGCTTATTTGAAGGCAACTAACGCCGCGGCAATTACTTACCTAACTGCTAACTCAACTAATGCGGCTACAACTGCGGCAACTGCGGCTGGATTAATCTCCTACGCCTCAACCGAGCCAGTAGCGGCTTACGCTGGTACTTCTTACTTTGCTCAGAATTATGTCGGTGGTACTTCACACTGGAGCACACTTCTAGGCGCTGTCGATAGCACTGGTCGCCCGATCTTTAATGCACAATATCCAATGAACGCAGGCGGTATCGCTTCTCCAACTGGAATTAAAGGCAACGTATTAGGCCTTAACTTCTCTGTAGATGTTGATCTACCTTCTACAACTATCGATGGATCTGCATTTATTATCGCACCAGAAGCCGTAACTATTTTTGAATCACCAACGGCTTACATGAGCGTTAATGTAGTTTCAAATCTACAAGTACAGGTTGCAATTTATGGATTTATGGCACCGCTTGTAACAATGACACGCGGAGTACGTACTTTCAACTTAACCTAATAAACCCGTAAAAATCTCTAGGGCTTAGTAGCCCTTGGCCCTAGAGAGCTATTAGCAAAGGAGTAGAGATGGCCGCCACCTATGTAACGGTTGCTGAGTTACGCGCTGATCTTGGTATCGGTTCGCTCTACTCCGATGCCACGGTAGAAGAAGTTTGCCAAACGGCAGAAGATTTATTAAATCAATATTTATGGTTTAACAGAGCGCCAGTAGTTGCTACTTCTATAGCTAATAACATGGCTACGGTAATGCTCGCTAACCCTGGTATTTTTGTTACCGGTCAATCTGTAACGATAGCCGCATGCGGCGCCACTTTTAATGGTTCATATACTTTAACTAGCACTATCCCCTTTTCAACAGGTACCGCGAATCTATTACCTGCTATCTGGTGGAATTGGGCTTATCAAACTTATCCAAGTGGCTACAGTTTTATTCAGTATTCGAAGGTAGCGAGCGATCAACCTTTCCATCGCGTACTACCTTATGGGATAGCCACCGGGCCAGATCATAAAACAGCTACCTACGCAAACACCCCGGCCATCCGTCAGGCCGCGATGATTATCGCCGTAGATATATGGCAGGCCCGGCAGGTATCACAAACAGGCGGTAATGGTATGGATGGATATTCTCCATCGCCTTATCGCATGGGTTATCAATTAATTAACCGAGTACGTGGATTAATTCAACCGTACGCTAATCCCCTAGCTTTGATCGGCTGATAAATGCCAGCCGCAATTACAACCTTACGAGGCACACTAGCGACAGATCTAGCCAATGCCGGTGTTTGGAGCACATTCGCGTACCCCGCTCCAACATTATTAGCTAATAGCGTATCGATTATCCCTGGCGATCCATATGTAACGCCTACTAATAATGACAATGCAACAATAGCGCCACTGGCTACTTTTAAGATTTTAATAGCTGTACCTGCGTTCGATAACCAAGGCAACTTAGCCGGTATTGAAACCTTTTTAGTAGCCGTCTTTAACAAGATAGCGGCTTCTAATTTAGCCCTAACTGTTACTAGCG